GGGGAGTTTTTGAGACTGAAGATAATGGAACAAATATAATATTATTAAACGCTTTTAAAGATCGATATGAGTTTCCAGAGCTAAAGAAAATAGCTTATGAAGAGTATTTGTTTTGGCGTCCTGATATGGTAATCGTAGAGGCCAAAGCTTCTGGTATACCTCTTACAGCTGAACTGAGAGATATGGGTATCCCAGTAATTAACTTTACGCCGAGCCGAGGAAATGATAAACATGCTAGAGTAAACTCGGTATCACCGCTATTTGAGACAGGATTGATATGGGCTCCTATGCACCAACATTTTGCTCAAGAAGTTGTGGAAGAGTGCGCATCATTTCCGCATGGAGATCATGATGACTATGTTGATTCTATGACCCAGGCGATCATGCGTATTAAACAAGGTGGCTTAGTTCGTAACAAAGATTCTTACAAAGACGAACCGTTACCTGACAGAAGTAGGTTAGAATATTATGGCTAGGAAACAAACAATAGATGCAATCTTACAATTGTTCCAAAAACTTGGAGGCAATGTTAATGATGTCCTTGGTACCCGATCCAATATTTCTTTTTTAGGTAAGGGTAAATCTCCGGAACTAATGTTCGATATGGACATTAACCCAGAAGCATTAGCAGTATTACCACAATCAAAAGCAGTAGAAGAATTAACAAGTTCTGTAGGTTATGCAGTCGGAAATAAACTTAACGATATTCAAGCAAGCAAATTATTATCAAACATGCAGAAGATGGATTCTATTTATAATCCTAAAGCTCCTCCAGCGAACATTACAGACCTTGCTACAGGAACTAGAAATTTAGACAAAGAAGGTTTGATGTCTTTGAGAGAAGCTGAATCAATGTCTTATTATAATAGACCAGGATTTAAAACTCCAAAAGGAATGGACCCAGAAGATTTAAGAGAAATAGCTCCAGAAGATCTACCACCACCAGGTTCACGTGGTGGACCAGAGGATATCGCAGCGCCATTCTCAAGTGCAGGTTTAGAGGCAATCAAAAATGTCAAAGGTAGTAATTTAATTGTAAATGAATTAGTAGATACGATTTATCTAAATGCAGGTGTATCAAAAAATGCACAACCAGCTGTCAGAGCAAACGCCAGAGATTTTTTAAATAGAATAAAAGATTTAGAAGATCCAGAGTTTCCAGGTGGTCCAACTTTATCTAGTGTTATGGAAGCAGATGATTTTAAATTTATGACCGAAGGTGGTGGCGCAGGAATGGGCGATCCATTGTTATTGGTGCAAAAATATTTTGGACCCAAAGTTGCAACAGCAATTGCAAAACTAGATAATCCAAACGACATTCAAACATTTGCAGAAAGACTTGTAAGAGTTAAAGATGGCAGAGGTAGATCTGTAACTGATAGAATGTTTGACCCACAAACAGTAAACCCAGAAGATTTTGAATTTCAAGATGGTGGACGTGTTGGTTTTATGGCAGGAAGACTTGTTGGCAAAGCTTTGGGTATGGCAATGAGAGCTAGAAATTTAGAGAAAGGTGGCACACAGATGGGTTACCAAGCTCTTCGTAAATACGGTATTGAAGGTAAAGACATATCAAGATTATTTAGAGAACTGGCTATGGATAAAAGTTTAGTTGGTAAAGAAAAAACTTTGTATATGCAAAGATTAAATCAAGTTTTAAAAAATCCAGATGATTTTCCAGAAGGGGTTAAAGAAATACAAATAAGACTAGGTCTTGACCCAATAGGATTTAAAAGCGGTGGCTTAGCCAAGATCCTGGAGGTGTAATGGCACTTCAATATAAAATTTTTGATAACATAGTAAGTTTACCTGATGATTTTGATTTTGGTCCAGGTGTTGGTAAAAAACAAAATAAAAAAAGTGTAGAAAAAGGTTTTAAGAATTTACAAAAATGGTTGAAAAACCCTACGCCAGAAAACTGGCAAAAAATTTTTGGTAGAAATAATGCGTTTAGTTATCAGATAAGAAACTATCTTTTAAATCGAAGTGACCTTGGGTCTGTAAAAGGTATGCCCACAGCTAATGCAGTTTTTGATCAATTAAACGTAAAAAAATTATTAACACAAGAACAAATAGAAAAAATTAATTCATTAACGACAGGTGGTAAAGGAGTTAGTCTTAGATCTATTGGAGCAAAAACATTAGGTAATTTAAAATTTTCTATGGCCGACAACATAGAGACAATTAAAAATTTCCAAAATGGTGAAGCATGGCTAAGAGCAAATCCTGATCCTAATAAAGTAGGGTCTGATGGTAAAAATATTTATAGAAAATATGCAAACGCTATTAGGGGTATAGAAAAAGAATCTGCAAAGATAGGTGGTTTTCCATTTGGTAATAATAGTGAGAAAAAACTTTGGGCTGGTTTATATCGATCATCATATAGAGGAGACAGAATAAAAATAGTTGGAGAGTTTGCAGACGGTAATCTTCCTATTAATAAACAAGGAAAAGTAGATTGGAAAATGACAAACAAGGCAGGAGTGCCTGCTTGGAAAAGAGTTAAGTTTGTTGATACCGCTTTACAAGGACAACCTGAATTTACATGGAATAATTTTAAGGGACAAGTTGACAATGTTTTTGGTGAAGGGCAGTTTAATAAAATTACAGAACCTTATGATACACAAATTAAAACTGGAAGTAAAAGACTCTCTAGTGGTGAAACAATTAAAAATAATACTAAAATTAATTTATTAAGGGCAGAACTATTTGCAGCAGAGCCAGGTAGATTTAAAGCTGATGTAGTTCCTACAGAAGCTGAGTATAATAAATATGTAAATACAAAAGCAAGAGGATTTAATATAACAGAAGTTCATCACCCTGATGGTATTGGAAACAATCCGTGGAAGATGGAACCTGTATTTAGATATGCAAATAGAGAACTTGATAAAGTATCTCAAAAAATAACTGCAGGTACAATTTCTTTAGATGATGCTAAATTAGAAATAGAAAGAATTAACAGAGATGTTGGTCCAATAAGAATGAAATTAGATGATGGTTATTTTGGAACTAAAACAACAACTCAAAAAGCAACTATGCAAGCTGCAGAAAGTTATTTAAATAATTTTATAAAAAATGTTAAAGGCACAAAAGGTGCATGTAGAATTTTAATTGGAAAAGTTTTAGGTGGTTCAGTCGATACTTGTGAAACTATAATTAGACAAGATCCTGTAGGATCTGCACAAAAACTTGCAAACATTCAAGACTCAAGCACCGCAGTTACAAAAGTAAAAAATGCAGCGATGAGTTTTTTAAAATCACCAGGAGTAAAAAGATTTACATTAGCTGGTGCCGCTGGTGCAGGTGTGCAAGCAATCGTAAAAGAATTTAGAAACGATGACCCAACAAGTTATCTATCAAACGAAGACCAACAAAAGAATATGTTGGTATCTATGGCAACAGATCCTATTGCACCAGAATTTGAAAGACCTGATATTTTAGATTATCAATTACCAACAGCCGGTGCGGTTATTGCAGGTTCGGTAATTGCTTCAGCACCTTCTACGATTACAGCAAGTAAATCACGAGGAGCAGGTATAGAAAAATCAAAACGACTAGGTGGACCAAGACCTGGAGTATTAAAAACCACAGGAAGAGTTTTAGGAAGAGGATTAGGTGCTGCAGCAGCACCAGGATTATTAGCACCATTAGCAGCTATGGATATCACAGGTCAAATAGCAGAGGGAGATTCTTTAACAGATATTGCAACAGATCCATTAAATTATTTATATCCTGCATTTTCAGAACAAACACCAAAACTAACAAGAGGACTACCGTCAGCGCTTAGAGGCATTGCTTCATTAGGTATGAGCCCTGCTGCTTTAAGAGTATTATCAAGAGCTGGTATACTTGGATTTGGTGCCTCTTTAGGATTACAAGGAATGAAACTATTACAAGATGACTAAAAAATTAACAACCACGATACCACCAGAGAGAGGACCTCACCCACAGGGGTTGAATGTTCCTGGAAAAAAGACTATAGTGGTTTCGAACTCGGAGAAAAATAATGTCAGAAATAGACAAGTCTTTACCAAACGTAAAGCAAGAAATAGAATTACCTAGTGAAGAGGAGCTTGTAGAAGCATCTCAAGCAAACATAGAAGAACAGGTTGGACCAGAAGATATTCAAATAACTCAAGAAGAGGATGGTGGTGCAACAATTAGTTTTGATCCAGAGGCTGTAAACCAACCAGGCACAAACGAACATTTTGATAACTTAGCAGACCTATTACCAGAAGAAGTTTTAGGTAGGTTAGGTTCTGATCTTTACGAAAACTACACACAATACAAAGCATCTAGAAAAGATTGGGAAGATGGCTACACGAAAGGTTTAGACTTATTAGGATTTAAATATCAAACAAGATCACAACCGTTTTCAAATGCAAGTGGTGCAACTCACCCTGTGTTAGCTGAAGCGGTAACACAGTTTCAAGCACACGCTTACAAAGAATTACTTCCAGCAGCTGGTCCAGTTCACACTCAAATTATGGGTGTGGTTAACAAACAAAAAGAAGACCAGGCTACACGAGTAAAAAATTTCATGAACTATCAACTCATGAATAAGATGAAAGAGTATGAACCCGAGTTCGATCAGTTACTTTTTTATCTCCCTCTTAGCGGCTCTGCTTTTAAGAAAGTTTATTACGATGAACTTCTTGACAGAGCCGTGTCTAAATTTGTGCCAGCAGATGACCTGATAGTTCCATACACTGCAACTTCTTTAGAGGATGCAGAAGCAGTCATACATGTTTTAAAAATGTCAGAAAATGATTTAAGAAAAAAACAAGTATCTGGTTTTTATAGAGATGTAGAAATTACACCAGGTTATTCACAGGAAACAGAAGTAGAAAAAAAAGAAAGAGAGTTAGAGGGCACTAGAAAAACTAGAGAGGAACAAATGTTTACAATTCTAGAATTTCATACAAACATAGATCTTGAAGGTTTTGAAGACAAAGACATGGAGCAAAACCCAACAGGAATAAAACTTCCTTATATTGTAACACTTGATTCATCCTCAAGAGAAGTTTTATCCATTAGAAGAAACTACAAAGCTGAAGACCCATTAAAAAATAAAATAGAATATTTTACACATTTTAAATTTTTACCGGGCTTAGGTTTTTATGGCTTTGGCTTAATCCACATGATTGGTGGATTATCAAGAACTGCAACGAATGCACTAAGACAATTATTAGATGCTGGTACGTTTTCAAATATGCCAGCTGGATTTAAACAAAGAGGTATTCGTGTTAGAGATGAAGCGCAATCGATACAACCTGGAGAGTTTAGAGATGTAGATGCACCTGGAGGAAATATCAGAGATGCATTTATGCCTTTACCTTTCAAAGAACCATCAGCAACATTATTGCAATTAATGGGAATAGTGGTTCAAGCAGGTCAACGATTTGCCGCCATAGCTGACATGCAGGTCGGTGACGGCAACCAGCAGGCAGCTGTTGGAACGACCATTGCCCTCTTAGAGCGTGGCTCCAGGGTCATGTCAGCCATACATAAAAGATTGTA